GAAAATGCCTCAGACGCAGAGTTAGGGTCATCGACCACAATGATCGATCCACCTTCACCGGTCACCGCCGCACCAACGGATGTAATCAGGCGCTCACCGCCCCGGTCATTGGAAAAGCGGGACTTGGTGTTCTGGTCGGAATTAAGCTTAAAGCGCTCACCCCACATGCTCTGATACCATGGCGATTCAATCAACCGCCTACACTTAACGCTGTCACGCAGCACCAACTGGTTGGCATAGGACGCCATAAGGAACTGCACACCCGGCCCTGACGTAGCGGAAGATTCAGGCTGCGCCCATGTCCACGCAGGGAACGCCACAGACGTAATGGTACTCTTACCCATGCGCGGCGGGATGTTAATGATTAGCCGCTTAATGTCGCCATCAACTACAGCCTGCAAATGCTCCGCCACAGCCTCAATTGGCCATCCGTCTTTCCATGTGCTGGCGTCAATGTACTTCCATGCATTGGTCAAAAAATAATACAGGCTTTCTTCACAGTCAGCCCGGTCCAGTTCCATCAACTGGCGCTGTATGTCGATCTTCGAAATATCGAAGTCAAGCATCAGTCATGCTCTTCCCGCAAAGAGATAAACTGCTCAATAATGTCAGCGCAGCATTCCTTGGCATCTTCCCACTGATCAGCCGTCAAGGTGCTGACCTGCCCCTTCATCACGCGAATTAAGAAATGCGGGTCAACACGCATCTTGGGATCAAACGTCATTGCAACCCACTCTACCGGATCAGGCATCGCTAACTTCCTCATATTCACCGTCAATAATATTTGGCTGGGCCTGCGCATTGGGCGCTGCCAACCTTAGGGCCGAATTTAATATATCCCGCAACGCCTCACGCTGGTCAGCATCCAGCAAGCGCGGGTCAACAGTCTGCGTCTTCTGGCTAATCTCCAACGCCTTGCCATCTGCGCCTGTCATCTCAATGCGCTTAATGTCCTTGAAGCTGTCGCCACCCAGACGGCTGAGCAAATAGATCCCAGCCTGTACCGTGCCCTTGTGGTTCTCATCGCGGGCAATGTTGTACAGGTTGGTCTTCACGTCATCCATCAAAAGGCTCAGGCCAGTGTCAAGTTCATTACGGTAATGATTGGTCAAAGCCGTGACACTAATCCCCATCACCTTGGCAATGTTCTCATGGTTCATACCAAGGCCAACTGCATGCAATACACCCCGGCGGCTTTTGTCCGTTGGTATATGTTCATTGGGGCTCTTGCGCTTTACATTCCCGCCCGGAAGCAATGCGCGGATCGGGGAGACAGTGTAGCGCTTGTCAATGCCGTCAACGTCGGTTGGCTCACCGTCCTGAATAATAAGGCTTTTAGATTTAGACGCCATCGATATGCTCACTAAATTGAATATGCCCCTATCTAATACGAATCGGGCATTTGAGCAAGTATCGCTATTTTGTAAATATACCCCCCACCTTTTATTTTGCGAAGGGGTACCCCCTTACTGGGGCAGGATTGCTTTTGTGCAGGAAAAACAGTCGGTTAACTACCAAGAGAGGGGAAAGGCAGCTAACCGACTGCTATCAACGACGCAAGGAGCAACCAAACGTGTTCCGTATGTATACAGGGACGTGCGTATGTGTGCAAGTGTGTTTGTGGAGGGTATGCCGATTGCTCTGCTTGTAACCCCCCATGGTACCTAAACTATAATAAAAAGGGGTGTACCCCCTACCCTTATTTGACAGATATTCTCTACCTGACGATTAGCTGACTGTCCTTCGGACAGACGTCTGTTTGTTTGTTTGCTTGTTGGATGACTGCCCTACGGGCAGGCGCATGTATGCTGACCAGCCTACGGCTGGCGGGCGCGGGCGCGGGCGCGCTGCCGCACCATAGGCACGACAGCACACGGGCGCGGGGCTTAGCTACCCGTTGCCTTGGCGATGGCAGCGCGGGCGGCTTGCAGTTCGTCGCCATCGAAGCGGATCATGCCGCCACCGACAGGCGATGCCTCGACCAGTGGCAGCAGCGCGGCCAGTAGGTCATGGGCTGCGTCACGCACCAGCCGGTCGGCTGCGCGCTTGGCGTCACGCGCTGCGCGCTCTGCCGCCCTGCGCTGTGCCTCCTGCTCTTCAAAGCCAATGCCATGCTTGACAAGGTGATGCTCATACCGCTTGAGGTAGCGCGCAGCCTGAAGACGCGCAGTGCGTTTCTCTTCATAGAGCTTGCTGCTGTAAGCGACTTTGCCAGTGTCGATGCGAACGATCTCACCGACAAAGGCTTCAAAGCTTCTGCCGCTGAGGCTGAAGGCGTGGGCGTCCCTGAGGCGCACCGTGTATGCTGCGGCGCTCATGCTGCCATGTCCTCCCCATACAGATGGTCAGCGGCTCGACCGTGGTAGAAGTAGTTGGGCTCAGATCCCTCACGCTCGACGCGCACATAGCGGTCAAGGTGGTCTGTCTTGCTGGTGCGCAGCGCGTAGTTCCGTGCGTCTATGAACCAGCGGAAGGCGGCGCGTTCGCGCCACTCCCCTTGGAAGCCAGCGTCCTGCTGGCTTACGATGTAGTGCAGGGTGCTCATGCTGCGATCTCCCCGCCGGTGTAGACGGTGACGTTGACGCCCTCTTCCGGCCAGCGGTAGTCGCTGGTGCGGTATGTGCTGTTGCTCGACTTGCTCAGTGCGCGGGCTGCATAGCCAGCTTCGACGGCGCTAAAGAACTTAGCTACCGTGGCCCATTCGTGGGTGATGGTGCATTTTGCTTCTACTTCTACGTTCATGTCATTTGCTCCTTGTTGACACCCAATCACTAGGGCAAGCTGCCCAGTATGTAAATAGGGAAATATCGATCAATGGCATTTTATTAATCGAATTTTTGCATAAATAAATGTCGATTGTTGTTGACCATGTGGGCGAACCGCCCTACTGATAATGCAGCAACCAAGCAAAAAGGAACTAGTAACATGAATACCACCGACCTCACTATCACCCGTGTAAGCGAAGACACCGGCCCCGACAGCTTCATCGTTAAGGGGAAGCTTGGCAGCGCCTACGTCGAGCGAGGCGACAACGGCCTCTGGTACATCAACCAGCGCATAGGTGGCGACAGCCGCGAGACGCGCACCAACAGGGATGACGCGATGCTGTGGGCCATAACGCTATGCTCCACCGTCTTTGTAAAGGGGAAGGCAGCATGATACACGCAACCATCATCAAGAGCGGCTATGAGCCATTCTACTTCAAGCCCCTGCCGGATCAGTCCATAGTCATCCAAGCGGATGACAAGGCCAGCCTGTTCGCGCTGTTCTTCCGCGAGTACACCAACCGGTACAAGTACTGCAATAGCGTAAGCTACAAGCTTGCAGATCCTGACCTGCATGAAGGCTATGCCGACTGGCTTAGCGACATCAACAACTATGCCGACAACGGCGGAGACATGTCATGACCGACATATTTAAAGTGGTTCGTGACCTGATCGATAGCCGCTCCAACGTCCTGTACGGCAATGCCGTCAACGATGGTGGCGAGTTGTATGGTGATAGCGTCGAAAGCCTCAAGGCCCTTGATGCGCTTGAGCCCTCGTTGCTCGAACTGATCGACGTGTGCTTGGCAAACGGCATTATGTGCAAGGCCCTTGGTGAGGTCATTGAATTGGTCAACGGTGCGCCGGAAGTGGACTGGATCGAATGAACGCAGCGCACATCGCATCCACCCTGTTCTTTGTGGGCGTTCTGTCACTGAGCGTTGCCGCCATTGTGCGGACGCTCAGGGGCAATAATCGCTAATCGCCCCACCCACTTAATCACCACCCATTAATCGATATTATACACGCTAAATATCAAATAGCGGTTTACAAATAGGGCATAATGCCCTACGAACTTCTAACAGCAACCAAATACGATCTTATAAGGAATTATATATGGCTATTAAGTTTGACATTTATCAGGACGTCACCGACCGCATCGTCACAGCGCTTGAAACCGGCGCAGCCCCTTGGCTGAAGCCATGGGCAGATGGCAAGTGCGGCGGCAGCGGCCCACACAACGCAGCATCCGGTCGCGCATATAACGGCATTAATTGGCTGGTCCTGTCCTGCTCTGCTTATGCCGCTGACGGCTGGCTGACATACAAGCAGGCAGCGGAACTTGGCGGTCAGGTCCGTAAGGGCGAAAAGGGCACGTCCATCGTGTTCTGGTCATTCCCCAAGATCCAACAGGATGACGGCACCATGAAGGTCGTACCGTTCGCTAAGGGCTTCACCGTTTTCAACGTGCAGCAGGTCGATGGTCTTGACCCTGCCAAGCTAAAAGGCATGGAGCCCGTTGTCGCAGGCGACACATCGATCAACGCACTGGCAGCGCGTGTCGGCGCAGATGTTCAGCATGGCGGAGCGAAAGCTTACTACACGCCACAGGCAGACTTTATCGGCATGCCAACCGCTGACAGCTTCAGCAGCCAAGAGGCATATGCCGCGACCCTTGCACATGAACTGGTCCACTGGACCGGACACAAGTCACGCTGCGACCGTCAGTTTGGCAAGCGCTTTGGTGATGACGCTTATGCGTTCGAAGAACTGGTCGCAGAGATCGGCAGCGCCTTTGTCTGCGCACAGATGGGCATCCCGTTGGAGGGCTTACAGCACACCAACTATCTGGCATCGTGGCTGAAGGTCCTGAAGGCAGACAAGCGGGCGATCTTTACTGCATCATCGCAGGCAAAGCGTTCATCGGAATTCTTGATCAATCAGGAGGAAATAATCGAAAATATCGCTGCATAATATCATTTGGTGTTTGACATACTAGGGCGACATGCCCTAGTAAAGTCAGGCGGCAGCAAATTACCAACCGCACAAAATTTTATTTTATTTTATTTTATTGGAGATTTGAGATGGCTACACTTTTTTCACGCGCACACAACCTGTGCAACATCGACCAGCTTGGCGAGATCAAGGCGCAGATTGCTGACCTGACATCTGTCGCTGACAAGCTTGCAGCGGAGATCAAGGATCTTGGCGCAGGTGGTCATGATGGCGACCTGTTCACGGCAACCGTCTGCAAGGTCGATGACCGTTATTCGACTGACCCCAAGGCGGTCGAAAAGAAACTGCGCGAGATGCTGGGCGAAAAGGCTTTCGCATCATTCGCAAAGGCAAACCAGAAAAAGACGTCTGGTTATACATCCCTCAAGCTTGCAGCAAGAAAGGCTTAATCATGACCAAGCAATACGCAAAGATCACCATTGAATATATGGATTACCTGATCGACATATCAGACGCACAAGCGTTCCTAAGGATTATGAGCAAGGCTTCGCGCCTTTCGATGAAACACGACAAGCATAAGGACGAATATGTCGTTATGCGTGACGGCGGCGCTAATATTAGCATATCCCTGCCGACACCGGCAGAGGCAAGCGCCCCTGTCTATGACCGAAGCGAGATGGATTAATCCATGCATGTCGTATTAATCTTTGCCGCCTTCCTGCTCCTGATCGGGCTGGTGGGCGGCAACGACACTGACACCGACTGGTGGGATTAATGACCAAAGACGAATACCGCGCCACGCTTGAACGCATGGGGCTCCGTCAGGTGGACGTGTCATGGATAACCGGCGTCACGCACCGCCACGGTCGAAAGTGGGCCAATGGCACTACCCCAATACCCCAGTCTGTTTCCCTTTTACTGACGGCCCTTGAGGAAGGCCGCATTACCCCACGGTGGCTAAAGAAAAAGATCCCGTTGCC